CGAGCTGTTCAAGCATCGGCTTCCAGTGCTCGGCTACCACGCGGTCGATCTGGTACGGTGCCGCACCCTGGATAGCTTGCTCTCGCAGCACGGCACTCCCACGCGCTGCATACGCCTGCTGGATACGGTCAGCGATCGCCTCCGGCTCTGGCATGTACACATAGCTCATCTGGGTCGTGCGGTAGCGGTGCGCCTCGTCAGTCTCCACGAACCACCCTGACCACACGAGGTCAGTCTGGGCCGCCCACCGGCCCGCAATGACCGGCACACCACACGCTTGGGCTTCAAGCGTTGGGATGCCGAACCCCTCGCCCAGTGAGACGGCGAGCAGTACATCCATGGCGTTGTAGACCAGACGCAGGTGGTCAGGGCTCACGCCCATGCGGTAGTTGCTCACGTGGGGAAACAGCGTAATGTCTGCAATACCGTGGTCGTTGGCAACCTGACGCAGCGGGATGCCGCCCTCGTGCCCATCGTCCGCCGGGTGCGTGTGGGTCAAGTAGAGCGTTTTGACGTCCGGATTATCCTTCCGGAACATGCCCACACCAGCCAGCAGCTCGTCCCACGCCTTGCGTGACGGCAACCCGCCGCGGTTGACTGCCACCGTGCCGACGATGAACGCATCTTCCGGAAGCCCCAGCGTGCGCCGCGCTTCGCCCTTGTCCATCGGCCAGAACTGGTTGGAGTCGAACCCGTGGGGAGCGTACAACGGGTCGAACCCCTCCCGGCGAAGGGAGCGCACGCCGTTCGGTGCATACGCAATCGGGGAGTATGCACCGCGAAGTGCTGCTACCACCGCCGGAGGGGCTGGGTCGTGATCCACTGGGGTCAGTGGGCACCAGCGAAAGCCCCGAAACGTTTCGGGCTTGTAAACGAAGCTATCCTTGAGCGTAATCACGATGTCGGCCCGCCAATCCTTGGCGGCGTCAGGGATAACGTCCTGACCGAACGAATCGTGACCGCCGGGGTAGACACGCAACCCGGCGTACTCGCTGATGTGGCCGTGCTGTCCGTAGGAAGCGAGCAGGGCGACGTCAGCGATGCCTGCCCGTTGTAATCGAGGTGCAGTCAACGCGGTCTGCACCGAGTAGCCGCTCGTAGCGGCTGGGTGATCCGAACACCATAGGATTCTCATACACTCCCTCAGTGTGAGCCCTGAGTCGCTCCGAGCACCGCCAGGGTCGCGGCTCGTCGCGTAGGTGGCCGCCTACGCCGAGCTCGGAGCACGTCCTAGTACGCCCCTCCCGTGCGGCTTCGATACGGTGCCAAGAGCCACCGCACATCATTGGGCATGCCGCTATTGTACTGCACCTCGCCGCCTTCCTGGAACCCTGCCGTGTCTGTTACGCCCACGTCCTTTTGCTTGAAAAGGTAGGCGGCGTAGCGTACGGTCGCTTGCTGAATGTCGGTGGGTGCGACGGTTGAGAACCCGAACGTCCCGGAGACAATCACGTCCGTGTCCGTCGACCACGTCCAGACGAACGCACTCTTGAACCGAAGAATACGGTACGGCGGGTTGTTGTTGCGCGGCTCAAGCCACACGCTCCCCAGCGGGATGTTGCGCCCATCGCCATTGACGAGGCCCACCAGGCTGAAGAGATCGCGATCAAGGTAGAACGCTTGGTTGCGCACCCGATCCGCGTGGTAGCGGCTGTAATACGCCGTGCCTGCTGTCCCTGCGAAGTTGCGCCGGGTGTAGGCGTCGATTGCCGCCTCGGCCCGTAGGATGCACTGGGTCAGCAGGTCGTCCTGAACCGTCCCCAGTTGATCGTCTGGAGACAGGTACTCGCGAAGCGTGCCGAGGGTTGTGTAGCGAGGTGTCGTCATAGCAGTGAAGAGCGGGAGGGCTTCCCCTCCCGCTCAGTATAGCACACGTCCTACGCGCCAAACGCCATCCACGTGACGTTGCCACCGCCGGGTGTGATGGTGCCGTTGGCCACCGACAGAAGCGTGATTGAACCGTTCGCCCAACGAGCGTTGTCAATCTTCACCTCGTAGGTGCCCGCTGCACCGTTGACCGCCGCCGCGCCCACGATCGGGTTTGACGTGGCACTTAGCACCGTGGTCAGCCCGGTGTTGACAAACACCGAACCGCCCGCCGTGATGGTGGCTGTGCCATAGGCTGCCTTCAGCGCGGTACCGCCGAGGAGGAACACCCCATCGACTTGCAGCGTGCCGCCACTGGCGATCTGCTGCGTGGTACCGCCCTGAAGCGTACGAACCGGTACGTTGTACGTCATCAACGCACCTCCTAGTAGTAGAGCGTCCCGAGGGATGCAATACCGTTCGCCGCCGGGGTCGTGCCCGCGTTGCGTGGCCCGTGATCGATGAGCAGAAGCCCACCGCGCCAGGTGCCGCCCGCGTTCACCTTGAGCTGAGCTGTCCAGTGGGTGTACTGGGTACCGATGCCCGTGAGCGTGTCGCTCTTGAACTCGAACACACCCAACCCGTTGCTGCTGCCCACGTTGACCGTGCCGATCAACGCCGTGCCCACCGGGGTGGCGGCGTCAGCGGCAAACACCAGAATGGTTCCGTCGTTGGCGATCGTGCCCACAAACACCGCTGCGTGATACTCGTGGTTGAACGCGGGGTAGGCTGCCGCCGTCCCGTTGGTCTCCGTGTTGACAAACGTGCCGCTCGCAGTCGAGCGAACGTTCACCGCACCGGAGGAAAAGTAATCATGAAAGCCCATTGGTCGATTCCTCCTTAGGCTGAGATCTTCATGGCAGCACCGGCCCAGGGCTGCACGACCTGACCACCCATGCGACGGCGCAGCACGAGCACGACCGTGTTCGTCTTCGCCGTGGTGCTGTCCTCGTACCGCTCCACCGCCATGCCGCCGACCGGCTTGTCAACGATGAGGTAGAACGGTCGGGTGATGAACAGGATCGGGAACACGTTCGCGGTATAGGCTGCCCCGCTGTTGGTGGTGGGGCTGGCCAGTACTTCGGTCTCCATGATCGGGTAGCCCTCTAGCGATGCAGGAGCGCCCTGGGACAGCGCCGGGGTGTCACCGCGGCTGCTCCACAGGTAGGTGCCGTCGCCCGCCTTGAGGCTCTTGATCACGCGGAGCGTACCACGGCTCATCAGCCACATGCCGCCAGCCGAACGGTACTGTGTGGCGATCGCGTACGGGAGCGCCCGCACCGCGTCAGCCGTGATGGCCGTCGCGTTGCCGCTGTTCACCGTTGCCACTGAGCCGTAGGCGTAGGTGTACGGGCCGCCGGTCGTGGCGTTCTGCAAGATGCCCTGCGGGCCGCCTACACCGTTGCCAATCAGGAACTGCTCATCCTCGAAGATCGAGAACGCGCTTGCGAACTGATCCTGCATGATCGGCACAATCGACGCCGCGCCCTGGCTGTCCTCAATGAGGTTCTTGCTGAGCGATGCGTGCGCCATCACGGTGTGCACCGGAATGGTCACGCTACCAAACGTCGCGTCCGTCTGCGCCTGGGTGCTGGTCGGCGACTCGTCAACCTTGGTCACGCGCACCGAACCAACGTACCGATCGTCACCGCCGGTAATCACTGGCATGGTCACGCGGTCGCGGCTGGTGCTGAGTGCGGTCGCGATCTGGCGCATCGGCGTGAGACCTTGGATACGCCGAACGACCATGTCGCGGAAGTCTTCGGGGACTAGAAAGCCACCGAACACGTCCTGGCTCTCAACCTGCGTCGCCTTGAGCGAGCTGTAGGTCTGCCCCTCCGCAAGGGCCTTCATGACCTGCCCCGGGGTCATCACGATGCGACGAGCGTACTCGTCCATCTGTCCCGTGCGGATGTAGCGCAGGAACGACGCGCTCTTGGCGTACGCCTCGGCCTGGTAGTTGCTCCCGTAGAGATCGGCCATCACCTTGTCAGCGTCCGCCGACAGGTCGCCGCCGAACTGACCGGCGTACCACGCCTTCAAAGCAACGTTGTTCGATGCCTCCGGCACCGACGCCTCGCTCATGGGCAAGCGGGGAAGCGTCTCCCCTCCGACGTTCGACAGGGCCTTGAGTGCTTTGGCGTGAGCAGTCAGGCGCTCAGCCTCGGCGTAGTCGCCCGCTGCAATCGCGGAGCGTGCCGCGTTGATCGCATCGGACACCGTGGTTGGTAGGCTCATGATGATACCTCTAGTGCTAGGATGTCGAGTTCCACCGCAAGCCGCCGCGCTTCTGCGTGCTGTCCCTTTGCTCCGTCGAGCCTCTCGAACAGGTCTGCGTCGTCCGCCTCTTGGCCTGCTATGTCGATGCCGAGCTCGGCCAGTTCAGCCTTGAGCTCAGCGGGAAGTAATCGAGGTTCCGCTGGGGATACTGTGAGGCTGGCTGCCATAATCGGCCAGGTCTTCACGTAGTTGACACCGCCTGACAGCGCCTCGCGCTGCACCAGGTGCGGTGCCGAGTCGGTCGATACGCGCAACAGCCCGCGCCGTGCAAGCTCTTTGATCGCCGTGTAATACTTGTGCGCCTTGTCGAGCTGCCCCTGGAGCCATACGCCCGCGTCGTCGGCCCACGCCTTCACCCACGTGCCGATTACCGGCGCATCGCGGGTGCCCTCGTCCATGGCGTGATGGTACAACATTGGGCGCTTGCCCCACTGGTCAAGCCAGAAGTTGGTATCCTTGGTGAAGAAATCCTTGTACGCGCTCATATCGTGCTCGTCTGGCGTCCCGAACCGTACCGCCTGAGCCACCAGGGTACCGTCATCGAGCATCTTCACCTGCATGCCCTGCTCATTGAGCCCGGCTGCCCCTTCGACCGGCGACCACTCAACTTCCACACGCTCCCAGGCGTCTGGCGTGTCAAGCACCACTTCGCCGCCTTCGATGCGGTACGGGATCTTCCAGTCTTCACCCTCGCCCAGACACGCGACCGCATACGTATCATACACGTGAACGGTCGGATAGTCATCATCGCTCTCGTAACTGGCACACTTGCGGTACGCCTCCATGACAGGCCGCGCCATCGCCGCAAGCATCTGCCCCTCTTCGTCGCTGTCCTCGCCCTCCTCATCAATCAGGTCGAGGTCTTCGAGGGCGTCGCAAACGGCCTGACACACCATCACGTGGATGGTGTGCATTGAGAGCGCCTTGGTCTCAGCCGGTGCTTCGTCCATCTCCATCATCAGCTCCGCGGCGTCTTCGCTGTCCTCGTCGTCATCCATGACGCCCAACGCCTTGAGGTAGTCGGCCATCTTCATGTAGTACGCTTTGGTATCGCGGTGCATTGCCTTCATCACCGCGTAGTCTGACGCACTGTTGCGCCGACCGGCCTTCACCGCGAACGGGTCAAACGCCTCATCAATCTTCATTGCTCCCTCCGCTTGCCAGTTGGACGGCAGCGCATCAGCAAAGCCCTTGCGCTTGGCAAGTGCGGTCAGCCGCTTCTTGAACGTCTCAAACGACTCCGAGCCACGGTACCGGCCCCAGGATGATACCGCGTCGCCCACGTCCCGTGAGGTCATCACAGGGAACGACCGCTCGTCAGGAAAGACAAAGTCGGAATCCTCCAACTCGCTGCGGCGAACGCCGCCGTATCGCTCTGCCATTTACGCCTCCTCGAATAGTTCGGCGTCCAACAGATCGATGGGCGCCCCGCGCTGAACCTTCCGTAGTGCCTGCTCCAGGAAGTGAATAGCGGGCCACTGCTCTTTGAGCAAGTAGTCCCCAGCGATGGTTTCGGTTGCGTCGTCATCGTTGCTGAAACTGGCCAGCTCCTGGAGGCTTTGGGCTACCGCCTGCTCCACCTCCAGGGCAATCCGCAGCGCCTCCGCGTACCCACCGATCGCCGGAGGGGAAGCGATGGGGCGCATCACGACCGCGCCACGGGTGCGGGCGTAGTCGATGAACGCTTTTGCGTGCTGCTGCTCCTCAGCCGCTGCGTCATCGGCCCAGTCGCGGAGGCCCATGAAGCCCTGGGCATCAGCCCAACTGGCAATCTGGTTGTACGCGTGCGCCGCGTACTGTTCGGCGTTGATGTGCCGGAGGAGGAGGTCAAACATGGTCAGGGCTCCTGTTCCATCGATAGCTCTTCGTCTCACTGCTCGTCATCACCGGTGCACCGCCCTCCGGCAATCCGCCGCGCCGCTTGCGCCGAATCAGCTTCAAGCGCTGCGCTTCGGTCAGCTTCATCGCCCGCGCCTTGGGGAGACACTTCGGGTAGGCGCGTCGATACTCCGCGGCGCTCATGCCCTCCGTGGGTCGCCCACACGCTTCGTAGCCACCGTCCTTCTTCGGTCGAGAGATGTCAACCCACTCCTCGGCGAACCACTCGCGGAGATCCTTGGTGGCACTGCGCCACCCGCCGCCCTTCGCCTTGTAGCGCCTGGCTGCCCACGCGTTCGCGTACGCCGAGGGGTACACTTTGAACCGGCGCTTCGCCTCACGGATCGACTCGGCCCAGAGCCCTGGGTTGGTCGGTTCGTTCGCCTTGGTCTCGCGTGCGACGACCGAACGCGCCCAACGGTAGCCTGCGTTGCCGCCCCACAAGCCCCACGCCTGCTCCCACTTGCTGTTCTGTACCGGCTGCGTGGTAGGTTTGGTACCCTGGTGCCGGTCGAAGAACGCTTTCATACGCCGTACGGTGCCCAGGGAGAGGCTGCGACCGTTCGCGAGGTCACGCGCACGAGCAAGCCCCACCGGCGTGCCGCCGCGGTTGCTTGGCGACTGCTTGGCCCGCTGCTCAAGCGCCCGGCGTGCGGCACTCTGTACCGCCTGGGGAGGGGTGTAGCCCTCCGCTTTGGTGGCGACGTCTGGCTTCACGCGCACGATGTTGCCCGCGTTATCAAATCTGGCAAGGCCCACGCGTACCGCCCGGAGCTGGTCAAGGATGTTCAGGCCGCGCTCGCCCTTCTCCCACGCATCGAGCAAGCTCGTCACTTCCGCCTTCTCCTTGGTCAGGGCTGCTTCGGCTTCTTTGGCCCGCGCCTCTTCGGCTGCGCGTTGCTGCGCTTCGGCCTGCTGCTTCTCGGCCTCTTCGTCCTTCTTGCCGCCTCCGCCGCCGCCGCCCTTGCCCTTCTTTTCCTTCTCCGCGGCCTTCTGCTGCTTCTCGGCCTCCGCCTGTTGCCGTGCCGCTTCCTTCTCGGCCCGTTCGCCCATGCGGTCAGTCGCCCGGCTCAGCGCG